GAGCAGAAGGACGTGGTCGAGCGGCTCAAGCGAGCCGAGCGGCACCTGGCGCTCACCTCCAAGACGCCGGAGGAAATTGCTGCCGAGAGCGAGAACGAAGACGGCGGTGGCGATGACGATACCGGCGTGGTGCATCGCTTCAGCAACGGTGCATCGTCCAAGATGGTCGTGCGCAACAGTCGCCCGTTCGCGGCGCCCAAGCGCAAGATCCGGCCGTCGGATTACTTCTGGCGGGCGATGGCGGTGCAGGCCGTGCATCACGCTGAGAAGCACCAGAGCACTGCGACCGACGTGCTCAAGCGCATGTACGGTGAAGATCAGACCACCTACGCCATGATGAACATCATCTCCCGTGCTGCAACTGCGCCGGCCACGACGACGACGTCTGGTTGGGCGCAGGAGCTGGTGACGGTGGCCATCGGCGACTTCTTCGACCTGCTGGCGCCGGTTTCGGTCTATGCGCGGCTGTCTGCTCTGGGTGGACGCTTCACCTTTGGCAGTAGCGGCGTGGTGACGTTGCCGACGCGATCGTCGACGCCCACCGTGGGTGGTGGCTTCGTCGGGCAAGGCTCGCCGATCCCGGTCAAGCAGGCAGCGTTCACGGCGGTCTCACTCACACCGAAGAAGGTGGCGGTGATCTCGTCGTTCACGCGGGAAATTGCCGAGCATTCGACCCCGGCAATCGAAGCGCTAATCCGCGACGCCATCGTCACGGATACTGCTGCGGCTATTGACGCAATCTTGCTTGATAACGGAGCAGCCACTGCTATCCGGCCTGCTGGGTTGCTGAATGGCCTGTCGACGCAAACACCGGCGTCTGCCGGCACCGGCATGCCGGATCTGCTCGCCGATACCAAGACCATCATGGGTGCGTTGTTCTCTGCTACCAACGGCAACGTGCGCACACCGGTCTGGGTCACGACCCCGTCGATCGCCAACGCCATCGCGTTGACATCGGTCTCGACCGGCACTGTGCTGCCGTTCAAGGATGAAGTCGCGGCTGGCCGCTTCATGGGCTATCCGATCATCCAGTCGACGTCGGTTGCAGCAGGCTACCTCCTGCTGATGGATGCGGCGGACTTCGTTACGGCGACCGGCGACGTGCCGAACTTCGACGTGTCGGATCAGGCCACGCTGCACTTTGACGACACCTCACCGCGCGACATCGACACGACTGCTGTCGGCACTACGGTGAAGTCACTGTGGCAGACTGACAGCATGGCGATTCGCATGCGGATGGACTGCAACTGGGCCATGCGGCGCACAGGCATGGTACTGTTCTTCAGCTCCCTCGCTTGGGACTAAATCGCGGCAACGCGCGGGGCAACTCGCGCGTTTATTTTTATCGCCATTTCTAAGAAAAGGAGAACCAATATGGCTTATGTTATAGGTAGGACGAAGATCGCCTACCCGCCGCGGCCACGTCCGGTAGCAGGGATGCAACCCTTCATCACCGGTGGTTTGCCGAAGGCGGGATCGATCCTCACGGTCAACACCGGGCTGTGGGAAGGCGGATGGGGCACGGTCGTCCCGTCGTTTGCGTGGTTCCTGGGAGGGGCAATCGCCTACGCCTCTGCCACCGCAGCCAGCTACTCGGTCTCTGCGAACAACAGCGCGACCGGCTTGTCGTGCCGCATTCGCATGGGCAATGCTAGCTGGGGCACCACCGATGTCTGGGCAAGAACAGGGACGTGCATCCCATGACAGAAGAACGCAAGTACACGACGCCGACTCCGACGCAGGACGAGCAGGATCGCCATCGTCGCGGCGAGACCATCCTGCAACACGAGCCGGACGGATCGCCGGAAGAAACCGTACACAATCTTCCGCACGACCCGATGAGAAAAGGCGTCATCGGCGAACCCGCTCGCCGAGCGCAGCCTACGCCCACGCAAGCCGAGATGGATGCGCGGGCACTAGGCGATCACGAAGCAGCCAACAAACTGAAGGCAGAGGCTGATGAAAAAGAAGCCAAGGCCGCAGAAGCGCACGCCAAGGAGCAGCACGCCAAAGCCGAGGCGAAAGCCAAGGCGGAAGAGGCCGATCCAAAGCGAGCTTCATACAAGACAAGAGACGCTAAGAAAGAATAGCTAGGTGACAGTCAAGTCCATCAACGAAATGGTCGCCGCGCGTCAAAGCACGGCGATTGTAAAAGTGGCGGAGGGCGAAGTGCGTCCTCCGCCGTTCAACTTGCCGATCAGCGGTGGCACGCTGTGGTCGGACTCGATGAACTGGTGGCAGCTCGGCTACGACATCGTCGGTGGCGAACGCACGGCTATCATTGAGGCCTGCATCTCTGCCTATGCGCAGACGACGGCCATGCTGCCGGGCGATCACTGGTGGCTGAATAAAGAGAACGACGGTCTCGAGCGAGTGGAGACGTCGTCGCTGTCGCGCATCCTGCGTTCAGGTCCGAATGACTACCAGACCATGAGCGACTTCCTGCTCAACGCGGTCGACCAGCTTTACTCCGACGGCAATTTCTACGCGCTGGCGGTGCGCAATTCCCGCAACGAGATCGAACAACTGCACCTGATGGAGTCGCGCCAGTGCTCGGCGCGCATCGCGCCGTCGACTGGCGATGTGTTCTACAACCTGGGCGGCAACGTCGTGGTCGACTACCGGCTGGGGCCGGACGCCTACCCGCTGCTGGTGCCCAAGCGCGACGTGCTGCACGTCAAGCTGCGCACCTCGCCCTACAACATGCTGCTGGGCGAAAGCCCCATCTTATCGGCCGCGCGCGACCTGGCGGCCAACAACGCCATGCTGCAGCAACAGATTGCCTTTTACACCAACCAGGCGCGGCCCTCGACCGTGCTGACGTCGGACCAGGTGTTTACCGCCGAGCAAGTCAATCAGTTGCGCGATCGATGGAATGCGCAGTCGCGTCAGTTGGGCGCTGGCGGCGTGGTGATTCTGGGCGCCGGCTTGAAGCCGGTGCCGATGTCGGTTAACCCGGTCGACGCGCAACTCGCCGAAGTGATGAAGATGTCGAAGGAGAACATCGCGCTGGCCTTCCGGGTGCCGATGCAGGTGCTGGGGTTCGGTACGCAGACGTTTTCCTCGACCGAGGAGCTGATGCAGTTCTGGCTGGCTACCAGCCTCAACTTCGTGCTCAACCACATCGAAACGGCGTTCGATCAGTTGTTCGATCTTGCCGGCTACCCCAACGAGTATCTCGAGTTAGACACATCCGTACTGCTGCGTTCCGCAATGAAGAATCGCGTTGAAGCGTTCGCGCGCGGCGTGACAAGCGGCATCTTCTCACCGAACGAGGCGCGTGCCGACTTCGGCAAGAAGAAGATGCCAGAAGGCGATGAGCCAAGGCTACAGGCGCAGATGGTGCCACTGAGCGTGGCCGGTCAAATACCAACTGCCCCGACGGCGCCTGCGGCTCCTGCTGCATTGCCAGCGCCAAAGGAATTTATGCATGACGAACCCCAACGAGTTAGATCCAGGTTCCGAGCATCGCACTCCCGCACTCTCGCTCTTTGATACGTTAGCGGACGAACTTGGTGCGGTTGCTGGGCGGATCGAGCGCGAAGCGCAGCTAAAGGTCAATCTGGTCCTTGCTGAGGTCGGCAAGGTCATCGCTGAATTAAAGGCCGACAATGCGGAACTACGGATTATCGCACGTGAAGCCGTGGCCTCATACGAGGCCAAGTTGGCGGCCATCCATGTCGACCTGGAAGCAAAGGTCGTCGCGCGGCTGGCTGAGCTACGTGACGGAAAAGATGGGCGTGACGGCATCGACGGCAAGGACGGCGCGCCTGGTCTCGCTGGCAAGGATGGAGCGCCGGGCGAATCTATCGTCGGGCCGAAAGGCGAGCCGGGATTGAACGGTAAGGACGGACGCGATGGCAGTGATGGAAAAGACGGTCTACCCGGTGCCGATGGCAAGAACGGGTTGGTGGGACCGCCAGGACGAGATGGCGCGGACGGCAAGGACGGTCCTGATGGGAAGGCTGGCGAGCCTGGCCCCGCAGGGCGCGACGGTACCGATGGACCTCCTGGTAAGGACGGTCCTGCGGGCCGAGACGGCGTGGATGGCCCGCCAGGTATCAACGGCCGTGACGGTGATCCCGGACCCCAAGGCGAGCGTGGCGCGGACGGCAAGGATGGCCGCGATGGTCTTGATGGCGCGGTGGGAAAGCAAGGTCCACCGGGACAAAATGGCAAAGACGGGGTTGACGGTGCGCCAGGTGAAAGAGGCGAGCGTGGAGCGGATGGCTCTCCCGGAAAACTTCCAATTGTAAAAGGCGAGTATGTTGAGGGCGATGTTTACTACGAGGCCGACGTCGTCACCTTTAACGGCGGCACCTATCAAGCCAAGCGCGACACGGCAAAATCGCCGCAGCATGCGGATTGGATTTGTCTCGCCGCGGCGGGGCAGGCCGGCAAGGACGGAGCCGACGGCAAGGACGGACGCAACTGGAAACTGCGAGGGACTTATGACCCTGCAACAGCGTATCAGGCGTTTGACGTCGTCACTAGCAACAGCATGTGGTTCGCTGCGAAGAAGGATAATCCGGGACCGTGCCCCGGTGCCGGCTGGCAAAGCGGGCCGGTCGCCCGGCGCGGCGAAAAAGGCGAGCGCGGCGACAAGGGGCCGAAAGGCGAGCAAGGCGCACCGGGCCGCGAGCTGATCGACCTGGTGTTTGACGACAAGGACTACACGGCTACGTTCGTGTTCAGCGACGGTACTACGATCGCGCGCTCGCTGCGCAAGTTGTTCGAGCCGTTTGAAACGAGGGACTGATGCAATCCATCGTCACCATCGTCGATCCGGCCAAGGAGATTTCGCTGATCTCGTTGCGCGATGCCAAGCTCGGCATGAACCTGTTCTCGGTTTCGAGCCAGACCACCGACGACCAGCTCGAGATGATGATCCGCTGGTCGAGCGACACCATCGCGTTGATGTGCAATCGCATCTTTGCCAAGGAGAAGGTGATCGAGAAGTTGGTGGAGGCCGACTCTGATTGCCCGCGTCTTCCGCTGTCGCACTTTCCGATCCGCAACGGTGCATCAGTTGCGCCGGTGG